TCCTCTTTCTACTTCAGTAACATCATAATAGTTATCATTAATAAACGATGCAACTGATTGTTCCGTTGGAGTTGGACCATACTCTTTCTTAATAGCTTTAATTGCTTTCTTAACAGTATTGTATTTACCAACGTCTTCGCGCTTTTCAGTAACTAATTCAACTGCATTCGCAATGAATTGTTCAAATAAGTTTATGTATTTCATTTGATATATATCTCTATATTTTTTACATTCCCATGTCCATTGGATCAACCTCTGGCTCTTCGGCATCTTTAGCTGCTTTTCTAGCTTTATAAGCTTCATTAGCTGCTTTATCATCTGGGCTTAATTTTAAGTATCTGTCTACTAAGAAATCTTGATCAAAGTAATACTCTTCTTCCATTGTTACTGGATCTGTAGTTACTAATGAATCTTTTAATTCACTAACAAATTGTATTCTACGTTCCATGATTTCCATGTGCTTTAATTCTGCAAACATATTCTCTTCAATAAACTGTAGAGAGATTTGTGTTTTGAATGCTGCATCATCTGCAAACTCTGGATATTTTAAACACATTTGAATGTGTAGTGGTTTAACTAAGATCTCTTGGAAAACTGAACGCAATCTTGTAATAAATTTAGAGAATTTAATTTCATCTCTAATCATACCATCGGCTGCTAAGTTGAAGTCTCCTCCACCATCTTCATACATAAATCTGTTAAATGGAATCTTAGAAACTGCTTTAAGTTTATCACTAAAGTATTTAAGTGCTTCNGTATCTGATAATTCAGGACCTTCTCCACCTAGTGTTTCAATTTCTGGTTGTTCTCCGTCTTTACTTGGTAACCAGTATTCTTTATTAAATTGTAGCATTGGCTTTCCATCAGTGTGCATTGTACCTGATTCCCAATCAAAATCTACAACTTCTTTGTAGTTATTCATTAATTGAGCTAGCGATTGCTTTGCTCTTGTTTTAGATTTACCACCAACTGGGATGATAAATTTCATTCTATAAGATGAGTTTGTTACAGCCCAGATTACTCTAGTGTGTTCCATAATTCTCATCAAGTTAAATGATCTTATAAGACGTTCTAAGTAACTTACTCTCGACGCTGTGGTAATTGATGAATAAGAAATATAAATGATTTGAGAATCATATAGGACTCTCTCCTTAACTGGATCGTCCATGAATTGAGTCCATACTTTCTTACCATCGTCTTTATTATATCCAGGAACTAGTGTTATTGGATCAATTTCTTTAAATCCAATAATTTCAGTTTGGTCTGGGTTATAGATAATTTCAAAAGATAGATAACCATCAACTAAGAATTTTCTAAAATAATACCATGCTGATTGATCTTGTGTAAATCCAAAATATTGGTAAATATCTCTAAAGGATTTATTTAAGTATTTTTGAACATCATCACTAACGTCCATCCCGATAATTTCAGGATTTACGAAAAAGTTTTTATTGTCATATACTACAGATTCATCACATAAAATATCTAAGATATCTTCAATTTCATCGTATGTTGAGAATGCTCTTAATTCTTCACGCTTATTTTCATAACCTTTATCAAAGAAAGGAATATTCTTACGCATGTTAGTATCTGACATAGAAAGGGCTGCAAAAGCGCCATACATATCATCACTATCAAGTCCCATCTGGTTCATTTGACCGAAGCCAATTTGATCTTCCATTGGGCCAATTGCCTGTGATTGTCTAAGTACTAAATCATCATAATACATACCAAAAGAACTTAACTTCTTAAGTTGATCTCTTAGTGTAAACGATTTTTTATTGTAACTTAAAGGGCCATTTCTATCTACGAATCCTGCCATTGTTATTATTTTATTATATTTATTTATATATTCAATTTTTATTAGCTAAAAAACAACCTTCTAATATTTGCAATTGTGGTTCCATTTAATTCAATAAAGTCACATAACGCAATATCAGGCCATTTTGTATAACTAACTACACTTTGTCTTGATTTACCAGTAGGTATATATTGTCTAATTGCAAAATCATATCCGTCTTTTTTAAGATATGCTTTTATTCCATCATACGTTATTTTTAATGGAGCTTGTGTTTTTGCATTATAATATTTTGAACCTGTTGTCGCGTTTTTAATNTGACCTTCCATTCTATTATATAAGTCATCTAACAATTGTTCTTTAAAATCAACTGGTAAAAGATTTAAATTAATACCTAGATCGTTTTCACCTTTATGTTCTATTGCTAATACAACCGGGTTTGCATCAAACCAGGGTAGGTTTTGCGTAATAGGTCTGTAATCAAATACATATATCTTGCCCGGTTCAAATCTGCTTCTTGTTTTCTGAACTTCATTTAAAGATCTAGATCTTGAGCTCTCTTCGAACCAATCCTCTGCTTTACTGCGAGCCGACTTTCGGCTGCCTGCTTCTTTAATTAATTCTTTTATTTTATTTTTAACGTAACCCATTCAATATAGTATCTTCAGTTAAAACAATAAATTTGTAATTTCTACCATCACAAAACTCTTTAGCTGCATTATATTTATCCATATTTTTTACATACTGTTCTGCGAGAAATTTATATGATTTAAGTGCTTTTTTAGAGTTTGTTTTAGGTGGCTGTGGTTTTGTTATTTGTGACTTTGGTTTAATTTCAACAATGTACTCTAGCTCTGTACCATCTTGTTGTATTTGTTTAAAATAAAAATCTGGATAATATTTATGGGCCTTTGAATCTTGTCGTGACCAGTATTTAATCTCTACAGGTTCACTTGACCACTTTAATACTTTGTCATTCATATCACACCAAATACAGAACTTACGTTCCCATGAACTCCTATATATTATCGGAGTAGGGCCTATGTATTTTTCAGGAAATACAGGGACATAATATCCTTGACTGAAGCCTGAGTTCTTTGTTGGTTTGAGATTCTTTATTGACATTTATAAAGTGTAGATTCCTCCGCCATCTCCATCTCCTCCGCCGTTTCCGCCGATTGAAATAGTTCCACCGTATTTTTTAGGATGAATCTTGTTCCAGCCTTTTGCATATCCTCTCTTTGCAATCTCTGTAAAGTATGCAAACGCGTTTGGATATTTAGGATTAAAGTTTCGCCAGTATTTAAGAAGATCTAACATTGCAAATTGCAGGCAATCATTACGATCGTCTTCACTAACATATCTCATTTTGTTGATTGTCTTCTCAGCTAATAGGATTAACATCTTCTCAGCTTCTTTAGTTAGCTTGTCTGCATCTTTGGATAAAACCATTTGTGCATAGAAGTCTTTGTTGTTTAAATAATTTTTTTTACGAGCCACAGTATTAATTTATATTTGTTTAGATTTATACCGTTAAATGTTGTTTTGTTTCTAAATAAAAAAAGAGACCCGCTAGGATCTCTCTTTCATGATTTTAGAAGGTTTTAAAACTATGCTTGTAATTCAGCAATCTTAGTTTCCCAAACTGAAATTTCTTCGTTAATTAGAGCATCTGCTGCTTTAATTTCTGAAATCGACTTATCAGCCTCAGCTAATAAACCTCTTTGGTCTTTTAAGAATGAAATCATATCTTTATAAGAATCGATTGTTGCTTCATTTTGTGCAATTTCCTGAGCTTGTCCTGTAACTAATTCACTTAAGAAAGTAGCTGCTGATAAACCAGTTTGTTCGTTTACAAAATCTACCGCTGCATTCGCATTAGTAGCTTCAAAAAACTTTGATATTCTGTTTGCTGTGTTGAATCTAGAAACATATACTTTTTCTTCGATTTTAAATACATTAACAATGTTATTGTTTCCTTCAAACGTTGCTACAAAATCTAATTGCACGAAATTCTCTAACATAGATGGTAAAGATTCGAATAATTCTGCAGTATTTTTATTTTCATATCTCACTAATCCGCTTGATAATACGTGATTTGTAAAATTTTCAATAACTTTATCTCCTTCTGTGAAAGTAGATTCGGATAGGTTATAAGTAAATTTAGAAGCTCCGTGGAACCATTTTACTGTATTTGCTGAAAATTCAAAAGATTCAAAAGCTGCTATTGCATTTCCTAAAGTAGAATCAATAGATTCTGTTTCTGTAATTGTATTGTCAGTCATTTCAAAAACTCTACCGTTAACGTAGAATTTAAAAGAATTTTCTGTTTTTACAAATGGGGCTAAAATATTAGTCGTCATGTTAATTTGTTTTTATTTTTATTATATATCTTTTATATTATTTGGTATTTTCGTCAATTACATTAACTTCTCCTGGTGTATTTAGTGTTTTATCTGTCTCCGGTATGATTGCAGAATTAATTTCAAACATTCTATTACCAACATGTCTTTCCGATTCCCAATCAAATGAGGGGATTGATGTGTTAATTTCTATTGGAAAAGTTATTTTATATTTGTCTTTATCTTCGAACGTAAAATCAATTGGTCTTTGTATGTCATAATCGTCTGGCATTGCATAGTATGAATTTAATCGATACGTTGCCTCGTTTAAATGACCAACCTCAACATTAAATGAATTTGATTTATAAAGTTTTTTAATAAGCATCTCGGTCACCTTAAATGCATCAAGCGTAGAACTAACTAATATTTCAACATCTATACCTAAGGTGATTGGAATCATTTCAAACTCTGATGAGTAACCTTCCATAGCACCTTCGCTATTCATCTTAGTATATGGAAAAGTTATTTTATATTTGTCTTTATCTTCGAACGTAAAATCAATTGGTCTTTGTATGTCATAATCGTCTGGCATTGAGTAGTATGAATTTAATCGGTATGTTGCCTCGTTTAAATGACCAACCTCAACATTAAATGAATTTGATTTATAAAGTCTCTTAATAATCATCTCGGTCACCTTGAATGCATCAAGTGTAGAACTAACTAATATTTCAACATCTATACCTAAAGTGATTGGAATCATTTCAAACTCTGCTGAGTAACCTTCCATAGCACCTTCACTATTCATCTTAGTAT